TAGTAATACACATAATCAATAGCCCACTTAGTTATATCGCCTCTAATAATAGTAGTCTTAGGGTCGTCAGCTAAAGCACAGATCAAAGCCAGTCTCATAGACTTCTCTCTAGTTCTAGACAGTAGTACCTCTAAGCCATCCTTCTCTAATATGTCTTGTTCTTCTATTAGTTTGTAAGCAAGTGTAGTTAGTAACTCTTTACTTTCATTATCAAAAGTAAGTACGCGCTGTTTAAAGTCCATCTCTGAATTGTTCTTAGCAAGCTCTTCCATTTCATTGTTAGTCTCTCTCATCTTTCTAACCCACTCACATACATTATGAGGTGGCTCAATAAACGGAACCATCTTACCAACAACTCTTGGGAGCTTAGACTCAACAACTAAAAACCTATTTAAAAAGCCGTCTACAATTCTTCCTGTAGATAAAGCGCCGTAAAAGTTCTTTGGCACACTCATACCCATTAGTGTTATTGATGGCTTAATGGTTGATCTATCCATAGCTTCTTGCTGTTGTTTGCTAGACATATTCATAAGCGAATAGTTATCTGGTCTGATAGTGCCATGACAACGACCCCATGCTTCCATGAGAACCTGCAGGGCGTCTTCTTTATTAGAGTTAGATGACTTAGCTATACTCTCTAATCTTTTACCAAACTCATCCATTACAGTGATATGAGTTGGTTTATGACGTAGCAAACTATAGACAGCACCACTTGATGTATAACCATCTCCAGCTAGAAGATCGACATGGCCAGAAGCATCTAAGATAGATTCAATGACAGTCTTGGTATTCTCTTTACCCTGTCCAGATTTAGCGATACACATAAAATATAAAGATGAAAAGTTATTCATATCTGATTTATACATACGACCTGCAACAACAGAACCTAGTCCTAAAGCTGATTGCAAGCTAAGTGCTGGCTGAGGTATCTGAGCTATCTTCTCTGAGTATTCGTAGATATCTTTAAGAATACCTGGAGGAGAATATAGATTAGCTGGTTGCTTTATAACTCTATTCTTAGAAGTATAGGCTGGGGCAGCTTGGTTCTTACGCTCATGCGTCTTCATGATAGAGTTAACTGTTGTAGCTATCTCTGAGTCAGATAAAGGTGGTTTGTTACTTCTATTCCAAGACTGTAAAAAGAACTGCGCAAAGTCTACGTTTAATCCTTTGGCAATCAAATAGCCTGCTAACCTAGCTGCGGTGTCGTTACGACTTCCCTCTGCTGCTGCTTCAAGAGATAGAGGTGTTGATATAGGTTGGCCATTTATCTTGTCTGCGCCTGTTACCTTAATCCAATCTGCACGGGTAAAATCTGGTAGATCACCTGTATCGTGTAGCTTCCAATCTGGTATTGTCTGAGGTTCATAAATGACGCCAGTAGCATGAATATTGTAGGGTGCAATAATCAAACCACCGACGCCCCTTATATCAATAAGCTTGTCTGGGTCATAATCTGCGACCCTTCGAGCGACATAAGTTGTAAAATTTTCTGGATTGTTATAGTAATAGTGCATACCTTTACCAGTAGCTACCTTTAGAGGGGTAACAGGTAAATTATTAGCAGCCCATATAACTGCCTCTGGGGTATCTGCATCTATAACAAGGAACTTACCAGTTACCAAGGCTACGACTAAATCGTCACGACCTTTAAACCATCTTGTTATTTCTTCTGTTGTTGGTTGTTCGTTCTTAAATCTCTGCCAACTACCAAGTTCTCTAGGCGGAACTTTGTTGTGACGAAGGAGTGGAACTACACTAAAGCCTGATTCTGCATAGGCAAGCGCTAAATCCAACGCAGAGTCTTCTGCTGTTGCTTTGACGTTGAACACTTCTGTTATTCTTCAAATGTAGTTTCAAGTGATCCATAGATAGATTCAAAGTCTAGCTTGCCATCTGCTGCTTTGATAATCTTCTTAGCCTGTTTTATAGAAGGTTGACGCCTTCCATATCTCCAAGATGATGCTGTTGATTCTGAGCATTCAAATAATTTTGCTGCTCCCGCGTTGCCTATATAGGCTATATAATCTTTTAAACTTATACGTTTCACTTCTCTCTCCTTGTATTCTGGTTCTAGTTTGTTATTGTACAAAGGTTCTAATTCTTTATTGCACAACTCCTTGAGCCTGTATAGATAATTTACTTTCCATTGATTCTTATTGACTTCACTCATTGTTCTTTTTGTAATAAATTTATTTTGAACTAAAAGTATACAGACGAAAATTTGTTCTGTATACTAATATTTTATCTTTAGGAGAAAGTAAAATGAGCGATATTATAAGTCGTATAAAAAGTCCCAGTGATTTAGTCGAATTGCAGGGCGCTAAACTTTTGGTTTATGGTGTTTCAGGAGTTGGTAAAACATCTCTTTGTCAGACTGTTCCAGGAAAAACTCTTGTTGTTAGTATGGAAGCTGGACTTCTATCTATTAAGGACGCTACTAATGTGACTGCTATTGAAGTCAAAGAAGCTGCTGAGATAGAAGAGATTGCACAGCTACTAGAAAGCGGCACGTTAGACTACGATACTGTTTGTTTAGACAGCGTGACAGAAATGTCAGAGATTGTTTTAGCAAATGAGTTAAAGAAAAGTAAAGACCCTAGAAAAGCGTACGGAGAAGTTATTCAGATAATGACTAAAACTATGCGTAGATTTAGAGACTTACCTATTCATGTTGTGTTTATTGCTAAACAGCAAGAAGTACGAGATGACGCAACAGGTTCGTTGCACTATCAGCCAATGATGGTTGGTACTAAACTGCCTACACAAATTCCTTATTTCTTTGATGAAGTCTTATGTTTAAGAACATTTGATGTTGAAGATGATAAGGGAAAGAAGTCAACCGAACGTTGGTTGCAAACAAATCTTGGCGCTAATTATATCGCTAAGGACAGGAGTGGAAAGTTAGATACCCTTGAGGAACCTAACTTGACGCATATTATTAACAAGTTAGGATTTAAAGGAGAAGCTAATGTCTGACTTTGATGGAATTGATTTTACAAAAGTAGAATCTGAGCGAGAGGAATCATCCTCTTTTATACCGAAAGGTGATTATAATTGTATTATTAGTGAATGCGTACCACACGTATCTGCTTCTGGTAACAAGAGCATCAAGCTAGTAGTTAAGGTTCATAACGAACCTAAATTTAATGGTTGGATGATTAGAAAATACTTTAGTCTTTGGTACACGAATGACGACAGCGAGAAACAAGAGTTGGTTAGAGGCTATGCAGCTTCAGACTTTAAACGTTTGTTAACTGCTTGTGGTCTTCAAACACCACCAGAAGATGCGACTAAGTTAGAGGGTAAAGTAATGGTCTGTACTATTTCTGAAAAAGATAATAGTGAGAACGAGAACCCTGCATATAGAGAGACATCTAACGAAGTTGTGGCGTTTAGAACTCCTAAAGGTGATGGCATAGCTCCTCTAAAGAAAGCTGATGTACCACCAAGCATGGCCCAAGAAGATAGCGGAGAATCTTCTAAGCCGTCTTTATAGAATAATAGGCTCCGCTAGGGGTCTTCAGGGTGAAATGTACTCCATAAAAATACACCTCACATCCCAACCTAGCACCTTTTAGGAGATATTATGAAATGTTGGTCTTGTAAAGAAAAACTTATCTGGGGCGGCGATCATACAGGAGAAGATTATGGCAATGAGGATTATGAAATTGTAACTAATCTATCTTGTCCCAAATGTGATGCCTTAGTAATGGTATATCATCAACCAGTAGAAAAGAAATGAAGCCACAATCAGCAAAACAAAAAGGTCGTAAACTCCAACAATGGGTTAGAGACAAACTTATAGAATTATTAGACATACACCCAGAGAATGTTAAATCAACATCTATGGGAGCTGGTGGAGAAGATGTTATTCTCTCTAAAGAAGCGAGAGATGCTTTTCCTTACTCTATTGAGTGTAAGAACCAGGAAGCTTTAAATATATGGAAGGCTTATGATCAAGCATCTGCAAACTGCGGAGTGCATCAACCTTTAGTTATTATTAAAAGGAATAGGTCTAAGACTCTAGCTGTTGTAGAGGCCGAGTATTTTATTAATCTTCATAAAGACTAATTAGTTTATCTAGATACCATTGGGCTTTCTTTAAGCCGATCAGCGCATCCTTCTTTTCGTATCTCCAGATATACTTCTGAACATTACCCTTACAGTAACCCGCAAAAGCTTCTGGAGTCATACTGGCTTCTATTGCATCAATACATTCTATGTCGCCATCTTTATAATGATTTGGATTTACTGGGTCATTCATGTCTTGTCCTTGTACTCTTCTCGTAGTTCTGGAAACTCAGATAGGTAGCGAGTCAGTATATGTTTGTTCTCTCCATTCTCTAACAGCAGGGTTAGCATATCTCTGAGGGCCATCATATTATCTAGATCAATATCTCTTTTGATCTCAGCTATGATTTCATTAATGAGTTCATTCATTTCTTTTTTCTCATTAGCTTTTCCTCAGTCCTTCGTAGTGACCATTCTAAGAATCTGCTAATTAAGTTGCTTATGTATTTCATTCAATCCTCTAAATCTAAAGTGACAATACTGTCTGAGTTATATATGGTTGTTTCGCCATCATCTAGGTACTTGTTATAAGAAGCTAAGAATACTTCCATACGTTTCCAAGCATTATCCATCTGTTCATCTGTAATAACAAATACTTTACTGGCATAAGGTGGTAGTTTCTCTTGAGCAACAAAAGAAAACTCCTTAACCTTGTATCCAGCCTTCTGCATACCTCTACGATACCATGCCGCTTGCATGTCATAGCCCCAATGCTTAACTGAATCAGCAAACTCTTTAGGGTCGCAAGACTTGGTTGTCTTATAGTCAACAACATATATCTCACCAGGAACACTAGCAGTCTTAAAAGGAGGACAGATTAAATCTGGTCTACACTTACAAAGAATCTTATCCTCATACCAGAAGAAACTAGCCTCTGGCAACTTACCGTCTGCTTGTAAATACTGGTTGCAGTCATCAATGATATTGGCCTTCATGCCTTTGATATGGTTTAGCTCTACCTCTTTAATCACGCAGTCATAACGCTCTAACATGTCTGCTTTGTTCTCTTTATATATTTTGGTATAAGGAGAACCCATCAATACAGCTACCTCTTGGTTAAATACTTCCTCGCCCTCCACTAACATATAGTGAGCAGCAGTACCAAAGTTCATAGCATCAGTAGTCTTTTGCACCTCATTAACTGCATGTAATTGCGAATGACCAAACTTACGCAAGGTGCTACTGCTTACGCCTACCTCAGAATGGTATATCTCGTTAGGTATGTCTGCATATATAAGGGCTTCGCCTCTTACTTCTGATTTATAATTCTCTAATTCTTCTATTTTTTCCATTGTTTATTTTCCTTTTTTTCTTCAGTTACGTTCTTTAGTTCTTCTATTGGTCTTTCTTTCTTTTTAAAGATGCGATCAAACGACTCGTTAAAAGCGTCCTTATCTTTAGTCCTGTCTCTACTGCCTTTACTCATAAAAATGCTTAAACTCCTCTATATCCCATCTATGTTTATAATCTGGCTTGGAAGTTTCCTTCGTCCAAACCTCGTCGTATTGTATTTCTATATCCTCATACACAAATTGATGTGTCAAAGGTATAGGCCAGTATCCTAATTTAGCCTGTAAGTCCTGTAAGTTTCCTGAATAACTCTTATCTGGATTATAGGTAGGAAGATATCCTTCTGTGTTAGCTTTCATTTTACTAAACATCCCCTTGGTATCAAAGTTATCTCTAATAGCAATTAACTCGAAAGGTGTCTGGTCATAAGGCACAAACTTTACGCCGTGTTTATCGTCTTTAGACTCAAATGCGTAGAATCTTATCTTATTACTCATTGTCTCTTATAGTGTCACTAACATGCTTATAGGCACTCTCAAACATACTGGGGTTATGAGTCCTCACAAATTCTACAAAGGCTTGTAGTCTCTTAATAGCCAGTAGATCATTGCCGAACTCGTAAGAGTGCTTTGGCTCTGGCTTTGTCTTAACAAGGGTATTGATATACTCTTTATTTATAGCTCCTATCATTGCCATTGCAGTATCTACCATGTCATTGTTATCTGCTTTCATTATACTTCTCCAAAAGTTATTATTAAATAATATAGTAAATTGTTTGACATGTAAACATATTTGCTTATACTTAATGTATATTTATTTTATGGAGACGAATATGACAAAGAAAGAGAAACAAGGTATAGAGAAGAATAACGAATTAGCATTTAACCTAGCGATTGAGATGTTATCTGAGTATGGTAAGAATTGTAATAAAGACGAAGAACAAATGGACCCTTTATTAGGTTCTTACTTATTAGTAAACAATTTAGCAATTGGCCTTATATTTCAAGCCGAGGGATACGAGTCAGAACTTGCTGATATATTAAAGGACGCAATAAATGACGCACAATTTGCAGTCAACAAAACAAAGGAAGCATCATGAGTAAATTAAAAGATCTATTAATAGATGCGGAATGTGCCGCAGAAGAAGTATTGCAAGAAGGTTGCGAGGACTTTCAACAGTTCTGCGACGGAATGAAGAAGCTAAGAGAAGTGTCAGATAACTGGATACTAGAACATGGCCCTCACTTGGAGCAGTCGTGGAGAGAGCATACTGACTCACAATACTATAAGCATAGAGATTAATCGCGAACAGGCAGTCACTCGGCTTGTATAAACAATAGAAGTGCTGATATGTATCTGGAACAATGGGCGCCAGACTAAGTAACGCAGTCCTTGCAAGGCAAAGCATATCCCTTTATTTTTTGCTATACTAATTGAATGTCACATTTAAAGATCATTGACTTCGCATCTAAGCGTCCCGCTCCTACACATCTAGAAGCTAAAGAACGACTAGACAATCTATTCCTAGACTTCGCAACAAGAGGGGCTTCCCCTAAAGAAACGGCGAGCTTAATTTTTACATACGGAGTATGTGAGTTATTAAGTTATTCTGATTCTCCAGAGGAGGGCTTAGATATTATTGATGAAGTTCTAGAGAGTTGTTTTGGTATTAAAAAAAGCGTCAATTCTATCTTTCAAGAGGGTTTTGTCACAGACGACGATACAGAATGACAAAACTATTGGCTTGAAACACTTACTGCGTATGCTTCTGGCGTTTTGGCAGTTTTGTCAAGGAATGGGTCTAAGTGGTAAAAGGGTCGGAACAATTCAACACGGAATGAGTAATATGAAAGGGGGAGTATAAGAATGTATGACAAAACTATATATATACTCTTATTTATATATATTATTACTCTCTACAGCCCTATATTAAAGGCTTCTTACTTTTGTCAAGGTTCTCTGACAAAAGTGTGACAAAACTATTTTATATATGACAAAACTAAAAAAAGAATTAAGAAACAAATTACCGCAATATCTTATAGATTTGCTTGAACGAGCAGATGTAGTAAGATTTGTAAAACGACACCCAGGAGTTAGATTGCTAAATGCCAAACAACAACAACATACGAAAAAAGATTAAGGTCGAGAAAACATTAGAAGAAGGTGTAGAAGATATGCCTATTGAATATGTGAACACAGATGAAAGGAATCTTACTAAGAGACAAAGGCTTCTTGTGTGGAATGCAGTCAATGACCCACAACTTACATGGGCTGAAGCGGCCAAAAAAGCAGGGTATAAGAATCCTATTGTAGTCGGGAGATACATGCATGAAGGTAACAAATACGATCATGTAAGGTCTGAGTATGAAAGATTAATGTCGGAAGCTAAACAGAAGTTCGAGCTAACCCATGATAAGGCTGTAGAAGACTTATATAGACTTAGGGATGATGCTTGGTCGTCGGGGGCTTATAATGCCGCGATTCAGGCTCAAGGATTACTCTTGAAAGTCGGGGGCCTTATTGTAGATCGTCGGGAAGTATTACACGGCAAGATAGATCAGATGGATAGGTCAGAGGTAGAGAGAAGGTTACAGCAATTGCTCGGGACTAAGGCTATTGAAAGTAAGTCGGGAGCAGTAATAGAAAATAAGTCGGGAGATTAATTTTCTTTTTATATGATCTTTATCGTGAGATCAAAAAAAATAATATGATAGGCCCTCTCACGAGGTAGCCTATCAATGTTATCTTTTATTTCATTCGTCACCATCAATTAAATAAGCTATTATCATTATTGTTATCGCTAATATTTCCATTATTTTTTATCAGATAGAACAAAGCCATCTTCCCAACAGTCAACAATCGTTTTCTTAGTGCCGTCTGGTTGAATCTCAATACAATATATAGTGACCTCTAAGTTCACTCCATCCTCACAGTAGTGGTGTATGTCATAAGGTTTATTGCCTATGATTACCTCATTCCAGAAATCAATATCCATTAGTCTTGCTCCTCTTGTTGCCATTCTCCACAATGTCCGCAATTCCAATCATTAGCTGGATAAGGTGCAAAGGTCATTTCTCCGGACTCCTTGCATTTATTACATTCAAAGTTACCTCCATCATCTAACGGGTTGCCAACTCTCAAAACATCTTTAATTGTGTAATTATTATCCATTAGTCTTGTACCCCTATTCTTGATTTAATAAAGTAATTAAAACTATTACATTTAGGGCATACGACATTATCATCAGTAGACCATGAAGTGATCTCATCTCCATTATCGTCATATGCTTCAGCGTAATCATAGGAAGTATATTTGCAGTCCATACATTCGTTTAATTCGTCGCCAGTATCCATATCTAACTTTGCAACATTTCTAGCGTAAGTCATTAGTCTTGCACCTTAGTTTGTGTATCGTGTCCAAAATATATTTGAAACTCTCTTAGAGTCCACTCTTGCATTTTGTCCTGCATATTGTCCTCGTTGGTCATATGTTCATCTACATATTCTAGGTAGTCTTCTAGCGTTGGTAATTTCATTAGTCTTGCACCTTCTTGTAACCAAAATATTCTTCAACAGTTTCAATAAAATCAATTCTTATTATTCTGTCATCTTCTTCCATTGGGTCTCCGTCATGAATACAAATACTCTTACCAATTAAATCTTTAGGCTTTTGTATATCTTCATATTCTCCAAATTCAAAACAGTTCCATATTTGTGAATCCCAATCTGACATTCTCGGGTTATGTATATGGCAATAATCATTTTCTGTGAAATCATCATATTCAGCATTGAAATCATCATCAGCTAAGGCTACTAAAATGCCACCACTTCCAACTGTTTCACAACCAATAACTAAACTATTCTTTTGTTTCTTTCCAAACTCTTTAATAACTTTACTCATTTGTTATTTTCCTCGTATTCAATGTCGGACAACCAATCATCAAAATCATTAGATAATCCTTCGGGCATATTATTAGTTAAGACAACTAATTTAGGGTTGTCGCTCCATTCAACCAAGATAGTGGTTGATACTATTCTTTTCTCTTTACTTCCCTTTCTCATTATTTTTCTCCTTTAGTAAAATTTCTGTCTCTAAATAAATACCTTAATCCGTCCAAACTATCGTTAGGGACTTCCCTAAGATGATCGGGGACATTCTTTGCATTCTCGCTGGGCTTTCCATTCGGGAAAGTGATAGCTTCCATAAACTTCTTGTGATCGTCGGGGGTCATGATCTTAGATAGCTTATCTATCGGGACGTTAGATTTTAAGCTGTACTTCTTACGAAGCTCTCCTATTATGGTTTTGTCGGGGTTCATGATGTTACCTCTAATATTTTATTTTCTCTAGATATCCATTTAAGATCGGCATTTTTTAGCCATTCGTTGACTTGTTTTTTAGTGCAAGTATCAATTTTCTTACCATCTTTATATAAATAGTATTTAGTCCATTTATTATCAGCTTTCATTACGCCACC